TTATCACGAGATACAAAGAAAGTTTAATATAAATTACCAATTTTCAAGAAGAGTAATATTAGAAGTTAAAAGAAAAAACAAAAAAAATGTGTAAGCTATCAAAATTAAAAGGTAAAGAAATATTTATATACTATATAGTTAATGAGAACTATATAGGAATAACTACAGACTTGCATAAAAGACTTTTGAAACACAAAAGTAAGAGTAAATATGATGTAAGTAATTGTATAGTTATTGAAAGTACTTTTGATTTGGATTATGCTTTAAAAAAAGAAATTTATTATCAAAAAAAATATAAATGCGTTAGTGGTATTAGAAATCAACAAGGAAATAAAAACCCATACGCAAAACAAGTTATTTGTTTAAGAACAGGTATTTTTTACGACACTATAAAAGACGCCTGCAATGCTTTGAATTATAATTATGGTTCAGTTAGAAATTTTATTAGAGACAAAAACAATAAATACTTATTAAATAAAATATAATGGCAAAAAGAAAGGTTAATAAAAACCCTAAAGGATTGGGAGACATAGTTGAAAATATAACTATTGTAACAGGAATTAAAAAAGTTGTAGATATTTTTACAAATGATGGTAAAGATTGTAACTGTGATAAAAGGAAAGAGAAATTAAATAAACTATTCCCTATTAAAACTAAAGCAAATTGTTTTACTAAAGAACAACACGACAGCTGGAAAGAGTTTAAAGAAGTTAGAACTATTAAAATAACACACGAACAAATATTATTTATTTGCGAATTATATTCTAACATATTTAACTTACCTTATTGGAAACCTTCTTGCTTTGCTTGTAGTGGAACTGTGAGAAGTATTAGTACAATGATAGATAGATTAGATATAGTTTATAATACATACGAAGATTAACTAAAAACAATTAAATTATGAAAACAATTAAAATTTTATTATTATTAGCATTTGCATCTTTATTAATGAGTGCAAGCTGTTCAAGCGATGAAGTAGAAACAGTATGCGACTGTAAAGAAGTTAGATACACTTTAAGTCCTGGAGATATTACTTATCAATATCATAGTACTGTAGATATGCCAGACCTTGACTGCGACGATGAGAATTTAACAATACATTATAACGGAACTTACCACGTTAAAATAGAATGTGAGTAATTGAATAAACAAACTTTTTTCAAATGGAAGATAAACCTAAAAGAGGAGGAGCAAGAGAGGGAGCGGGTAGAAAGTCAGTAGCTGAAGAACAGAAAGTAAATAACTTATTTGTAGATGCTTTAAAAGACTTATATAAAACAGACGTAGAAGACGAAGCGAAGATTAAGTTCATTAAAGATACGTTAATGGATAGCCAAAGAGGTCAACTATTCATAGCAGAACATATCTTTGGGAAACCTAAAGACGTTAGTGAAATAACTCATAGTGTCAACAACTTTGACATTAAAGATATATTCAAAATTGATAAAGATAAATAATAAGTTTAATTTATTAGGTTCTGATAGTAGATACTTCATTGTATCTGGCGGACGAGGTAGCGGAAAATCATATTCCGTTAACTCGTTTTTGCTATTACTAACCTATGAAGTAGGACACGTTATATTATTTACTCGTTATACTTTAACTTCCGCACATGTTTCAATTATACCAGAGTTTATAGACAAAATAGAAACAGCTAATTTACAGCAAGATTTCTACATTACTAAAGATGAGATTGTAAATATTAAAACAGGTTCTAAGATATTGTTTAAAGGTATTAAAACAAGTAGCGGAACACAAACAGCAAACCTTAAATCTTTATCTGGAGTTACTACTTGGGTGCTTGATGAGGCAGAAGAATTAAACGATGAAGAAACATTTGATAAGATAGACTTTAGTATTAGAGCAAAAGGGATACAAAATAGAGTTATATTAATTCTAAATCCTGCAACTAAAGAGCATTTTATTTATAAGCGATTCTTTGAAAGCAAAGGAGTTGAAGCAGGAAGTAATTTAGTAGCTAAAGATACTACTTATGTGCATACTTCTTATTTAGATAATTATAGCAACTTATCTGAAAGTTTCATAACTCAAATTGAAACAATGAAAGATAACAATCCGTTTAAATACGACCACGTAATACTTGGTGGTTGGTTGGATAAAGCAGACGGTGTTGTGTTTGAGAATTGGAAGTTTGGAGAATTTAACCCAGATAATTTGCAAACTTCTTTTGGACAAGATTTTGGTTTTAGTGTTGACCCAACTACATTAGTTGAAGTTGCAATTGATAAAAAGAAAAAGATTATTTATGTTAAAGAATGTTTATATAAGAATAAATTAACCACTTCTGAAATAGCTGCTATAAACATAGATAACGCACAAAGAAAGTTAATAGTTGCTGATAGTGCAGAACCTCGTTTAATTGAAGAGTTAAGGCGTTTAGGTTGTAATATAGTTGCAACAGCTAAAGGCGCAGGAAGTATTAACGCAGGTGTTGAGCTTATGAAAGACTATTTAATTATAGTTGAGCACGAAAGCAGTAACATAGCAAAGGAGTTTAATAATTATGTTTATGTAGATAAGGGTAGTAAACTTTATATTGATGATTACAACCATATAATTGACGCAATAAGATATAACGTATTTTTTAACATTGGTAGAAATACAAAGATTGAGATAAGATAACATGTAACAAAAAAGATAATAATTAGTTTTAATAGTATGAAGATTAAATTAATATGTGTATCTTTATGGTATGAGAGAAATATATAAAGATATAGATGGTTACGAAGGCTTGTATAAAGTTTCTAATATAGGAAACGTAAAGAGTTTAAAGTTTGGTAAAGAAAAGATTTTAAAAAACCATTTAGGGGTTTTAGGTTATTATAAAGTATCCCTATGTAAGGATTCAAAGTCTAAAAGTTTTTATATTCATAGCTTAGTAGCTAAGTCTTTTATTTTAAACTTAAATAATAAACCACAAGTAAATCATATTAACGGAATAAAAACTGATAATATAATTAATAATTTAGAGTGGTGTACTGCTAAAGAAAATATACAGCACGCACACGATAAGGGTTTAATAAAAACAAGCAAGGGAGAAAGCAGAGATTTCTCTAAATTAAAAGAGAGTGATGTTTTAGAGATTAGAAGAATAGGTAGGAGAAATACTCAATTAGAGATGGCTATTAAATATAATGTAAATCAATCTTTAATAAGCCTTGTTTTAAATAATAAAATTTGGAAACACATATAATTAGATGCGAATAAAATTGCCAGAGAACCAAAGCGAAATAACATTAGGACAATATCAAAAGTATTTAAAGTTAATAGAACGCCTTGAAAGTAACGAGTTAGACTTATATACTTTTAATAGACGTAAGATAGTTTTATTTACAAATATTTTATTTAAAGATACTGCTAACATTAAGCAAGTAGATTTTGAAAGTATTATTAATCAAATTGATATAGCTTTAAATGAACAAGCGAATTTTGTAAGTAGGTTTAAATTAAACGATGTAGAGTTCGGTTTTATTCCAAACGTGAATAATATAACAAGTGAAGAAATGAAGCACTTAGATGCTTTAAATTCAATCACACAAGGCGAGTTTATAGATGCTTCAGACAATGCAAACGAAGTAGAAAACTTGCATAAATTAATGGCTGTATTGTTTAGACCTATTACAAGTAAAGATTCATTTGGTAATTATGAAATAGGAATTTATACAGGTACTAAAAAGTATTGCGAGTTAATGAAAGAAATGCCTTTGTCAGTAGTAAATGGTGCGTTGTTTTTTTTTGCGAGTTTAGCAACGGAATTACAAGAAGCTATCCAGAAATTTACGAAGGAGGTACAAAAGAAGGAAACGTCTCAAGCAACTACTTTAAAAAGTGGGGATGGTACGCAACAATCGTAGAAGTAAGTAATGACAATATACATAAGATAGATGAAACTTTAAATTTAAATGTACACGAGTTTCATATATTTTTAGCGCATAAGATAGATAAAATGAAGATGCTACACGCAGTACAGACAGCGCCAAAGGGAAACGTAACACAATTATAATATGAATCAATATACACAAGTCTTAAACTATTTAAATCAATTAGCTGTAGAATCTGGAGCAAATACAGTTACTAAAGATGCACCAAGTGATATTGATTTACAAAAAGAAAACATTTATCCATTGGTTAATATATCAATTGCTAACGGAAGTTTTACAAACGGACAAACTATAAACTTTAATGTATTAATTGAAGCGTTTACAATTAGAGATATAAACAAAGAAGTTGTAAATGATAAGTTTTACGGAAACGATAACGAAGTAGATAATCATAACGAAATGTTGGCTATTATTAATCGTATGTGGACTTCTATGTATAGAGATTTTGCAGACAATTTAATAACAGCGAGTGAAAACCCAAGCTTTGAAAAAGTTACTTTAGACGGTTTAAATATGTTGGATGGTTGGGAGTTGACTTTTGCTATTGATGTTCCAAATACAGATTTAAATTTATGTCAGTAGATGCAGAATTAAAAAAGTTTGGTGCTTATGTAGTCAAGCAAGCTAAAACAAATTTAACAAAGAAAAAGAAGTCCGACACAAAAGGACTTTATAATTCTATTAAGTTCGATAGTAAGGCTACTGCAAATAGTTTTGAGTTATCCTTTACAATGTCGGAACACGGTAAATTTATTGATAAAGGTGTTAAGGGATTTAGTAGTTCAAGCAAAGCACCTAACAGTCCTTATAAGTTTGGAACAGGAACAGGAAAAAAAGGAGGATTGACAAATGGTGTCGATGGTTGGGTTCAAAGAAAGAGAATACAATTTAAAGATAAGAAAACAGGCAAGTTTATGAGTTATAAACAAACTGCTTATTTGATT